AGATTGCTCTCATTACAGGCTAGTTTCTTTGTTTTTGACGAGTTTAGGGAGATACATCCCGACATTTACAACGCTGCACAGGGTAGAATAGGCCGTTATCCGGACAAAATGATGAACGGAGTGGGCTGTAAAACCGATGATGGGGAGCCCAATATGCACCTCTGGGGTATGACAAACCCCCCTGATATGGATACATATTGGGAAGATTTGCTCACGGAACCCCCTGATAACGTTCATGTAACGATACAACCCAGTGGTCTGAGCCCTGAAGCCGACTGGACTAAGTATTTACCTGATGATTACTACGATAATCTATCGCAGGGTAAGACCGAAGACTGGATTGATGTGTACATACACGCTCAATTTGGTAAATCTTTAAGTGGTCTACCCGTATTTAGATCGTTTGACCGATCAGTACACGTATCCAAGACGGAACTGACGCCAATGTTTACCGATGCCCCGCTAATTATAGGCGTCGACGCAGGGTTGACTCCTGCAGCTGTCATCGGCAACGTTGCGTACGACGGTAGGCTCGTTGTCTACGACAGCCTTATCTCCGACGGGATGGGCGCCCTACGCTTCGTAAGAGAGCGCCTGAAGCCCCTTCTCGTAAATAAGTACCCAGGGCGCCGTGCTCTGATAATAATTGATCCAGCGGCCTTCCAGCGCGTTCAGACAGATGAACGTACGGTAGCTGACATATACAAGAACGAAGGGTTTACTATAAAACCTGCTAGAACAAATTCTGTAGCCGCTAGAATTTCGGCAGTAGATAAATACTTGACTCGGGTAGTCGACGGCAAGTATAGTTTTCTTGCGTGCCCCACGCATGCGACAAATTTGGTGCAAGCCCTTGCGGGTAAGTACCGTTACAAAATTAATACTAAGGGAGTAAGAGATGAAAAACCTGAAAAGTCCCACCCTTGGTCTGACATTGCTGATGCGTTTCAGTATTTGTGTTTACATGCTGATGGCGGAGAAGTATTTGGGGCGATGAATTTTAGTAACCAGCGGAAAGATGTTGTTCGGGTGTCTTCTGGTGGTTGGACATAATCTGTTGACGCGTTAACAGTTTAATGGTATTGAAAATATATGACGCTTGGCCCAGCTATAATTCCTGTTGCCCGTGCTAGTGATTTAGAAGCGGCAGCAAAACGCGAGTCGGAAGGCACGCAGAATAGTCCTCTCGTTCAGGGTTTGGCTGCGCATACCCGACGCCGTTGGGAAATTATGCGTGATCATTTTAGAGATGAACTTGAAAATAGACTTATTGCATGCGTTCGTGCACGAAATATGGAGTACGAACCTTCTAAGCTCGCAGAGATAAAAGAACAGGGCGGTTCTGAAATTTTTATGGGTATCGTAAGCTCGAAGTGCCGAACGGCAACTGCTTGGCTGCGAGATACTCTTTTAGGGCAAGGAGAAGATAAACCTTGGTCGTTGTCTGCTACTCCTATTCCCGAAGTACCCCCAGATGTTGCTCAGGCAATGCAGAATATTATGCGTCAGAATCTTGCTCAATATTATGCAGGAGGAGGCGAGCCTCCAACTCAGGAAGAACTTAAACAGCTAGCTAGTGGCATGAAAGACACAGCCATGCGGGCTATGAAGTTTGAAGCAGAGAAACGTGTCGACCGTATGGAAACAAAAATGGAAGACCAGATGACAGAGGGCGGTTATACCAAAGCTCTGTTTGAATTTACTAATGATATAGCTACGTTCCCTTATGCGATAATGAAGGGGCCTATTCCCCGTAAACGTAAAACCATGAAATATATGGAAGGCGGTCTTGGTGTAGTTGAACTTTTCCGCGATGAATGGGAGCGTGTTGACCCGTTTAAATTCTACTGGGCACCGTGGGGCGACGACATTCAAAATATGCCTATTATAGAAGTACATCATCTTACCCGCGAAGATGTAGAAAATATGCTTGGTGTAGATGGATATAATGAAGCATCTGTACGTTCGTTGCTTATTGATTTTGGGTCTGGTGGCATGGGTTGGCTTGACCAAGACAATAACGAGCATAATGATGTAACCAGTATTGATATGGATGAGGCAAGCTCCGACGTTATTGCTGCTATACAGTTATGGGATACGATCCCAGGAAGTTTATTACTAGAGTGGGGGCTACCCGAAGAAGAAGTCCCTGACCCACAGAAATCTTACCCTTGTGAAGTATGGATGGTTAATAATACAGTTATCCGTGCAGTTCTTAATTATGACCCTTTAGGTCGTAAACCTTACTACGTTACTTCATTCGAAAAAGTGCCAGGTCGTCTTGATGGTAACGGAGTCTCCGATCTTTGTATGGACGCCCAAAATATGTGCAACGCTGCTGCTCGAGCGCTTGCTAATAATATGGGTATCTCTTCTGGCCCACAGGTCGGTGTAAATATCAGCCGTCTCCCTGCGGGCGAGGATATCACACAGATGTATCCTTGGAAAATCTGGCAGTTCCAGCAATCTGACTATAATGATTCCTCGCCCCCCATGACATTTTTTCAGCCAAATTCTAACGCAGCCGAGCTTATGGGTGTGTTTGACAAGTTTATGGTTTTAGCTGATGAGGTGTCAGGAATACCTAAATATATGACTGGTGCGCATGTTCCGGGCGCAGGAAGAACGTCATCTGGACTATCTATGTTAATGAGTAACGCAGGAAAATCTATCAAGCAGGTTATAAGTAATATTGATTTCGACGTTATTCGCCCAATGCTCGAACGACAGTACCAGCGAAATCTAAGGTACGCGGATGATCCAGATTTAATAGGCGACGTGCAGATTCTAGCGCGAGGAGCGATGTCTCTTGTCGTTAAAGAAGCTGAAGCAGTACGTAAGAGTGAGTTTCTACGTATGGTACTGGAAAGCCCAGTTGCTCAACAGATTGTCGGGCTTCCTGGCACAGCAGAGCTTATGAGAGATATGGCAGGCAATTTAAATACTAATGTTGATCGTCTTGTTCCTTCCAGAGAAGATGTACAAAAACAACAGGAAATGGTACAACAGCAACAGATGATGATGCAACAGCTACAAGCTGAGCAAGAAGCTGCGAATTTACAGGAAGATGGTACGCCCCAAGGTGGCAGGCAATCTAATACGATGAGCCCAAGACCGAATGGACAATAAGCTGACAATCTGTTGACACGTTAACACATTTCGAGTATTGTTTTTTTATGATTGACTTGAATCTTTGTGACCAGCAGCAAATTAACTCGCTGTTAAAAATTAAAGAAACGGGCAATGATGCCTTTGTAGCTTTGCTAAAAGGGCAAATTGATAAGGCCGTTTCGCGGCTATTACAAGCAGATGACATGGCTATGATCCACCGTCTGCAGGGTCGCTGCGAAGCATTTAAAGATCTACTAAAGGCGATTGAAGATGCGTCTAAAGTAGTTAACCGCTCGTAAGAGCACGACGAAGCAGACCAAAGACGGGAGCAGCTTACCCACGGGGCGCTGTAAAACAGAGTTGGAGCTTTAAGGAGAAAAAATATGGCGTTACCGAGACAGGTACAGAAACAATTAAAGGACGTTGAAGAGCTAGAGAAAGCGTTACAAGCCCATTCCGACCAAACACCAACTGAAGTTGTAGAAGCAACTGAAGAAACTGATGTTAAAGACACTAAGACTAAAAAGTCTAAAGTCGAAAAGGTCGACACGGATACTAAAACGAAAGAATCTGCTGATACTGAATTAAAAGCTGATCCTGTAGAAGTAAAGCCAGCTGACACGTCACCGACGGACGTAGAGGACGAGTTTAAGCAGAAGTACAATACCTTAAGGGGTAAGTACGACGCTGAAGTTCCCAGGCTGCACCACCAAGTTAAGCAGCTAACTGATGAACTAAGCGCATTTCGGAAGGAAATGACTGCAAAAAACGAAGCGCCGACAAAGCCGAAGGAGAAAGTTAGTTTAGTGACCGACGCAGATCGAGAAGAGTTTGGAGAAGATCTGCTCAACGTTCAACGAAAAGTTGCGAAAGAAGTTTCTCAGGAATATGAGGAGCGTTTTGAACAACAGGAAAAAGTTATCAAGGCTCTGCAAGAAAAAATTGCAGGAACTGATAAACAAGTTGGCGAAGTTGGGTTTAGTCAGAAATTAATAAATTTAGTTCCTGATTTTGCTCAAGTAGACAACGACGAACGTTGGGTAGCGTGGCTTAATGAGCATGATCCCATGTTGAGAGCCCCGCGTAGAGCACAGGCCCAAGCTGCATTTGATTCAGGTGATGCGGAAGCCATAGCTGATTATGTGAAGTTATGGAAGCAAACGTTATCTGAAACACCAAGTGAAGCTGAAAAGCCAGTTCGACAAACAGAGCTCGAGAAACAGGTCGCGCCAAATCGGAGTGCAAACTCTGTGAAGACGCCGACAAACCAAAACGGTAAGTTTTATTCTGCTAAAGACATGGATAATGCTTGGGTAAAGGTAAGAACGCTAAACACACGAGGGAAGTACGATGATGCGGCAAAACTTGAAGCAGAATTGACTGCTGCCTATATGGAAAATCGCGTAAGATAATCTATAAAAAGCAGCCGTCTTAACAACTTAATTTAAGGAGGCCAAAATGGCTGCTGTATTCCCCGTCGTAGGCTCCGGCTCATTCGACACAAATCCGAGTTACTCGGGAACTTTTATTCCACAGTTGTGGAGTAATAAACTAAACGCAAAATTTTATGCGAATACCATGATGACTGAAATCGCCAACACTAATTGGGAAGGCGAAATCAAAAATCAAGGTGATACTATAACCATCCGTACTGCTCCATCAATTACTATTAATGATTACGCAGGTGCGGGTACAACTCTAACAAACGAAGTTCCAGTACCAGTCACTGTTGATATGCAGATAGACAAAGGTAAATACTTCAGTGTTCAAGTTAACGACGTGCTAGCGCACCAAGCTGACATGGATCTGATGAACATGTTTACCGACGATGCTGCAAAGCAGTTGAAGATTGCGATTGAAAACGAAGTTTTCTTTCAATATTTTGTTACTGCTGGTGCCGCGGCTGCTAATAAAGGTGCAACTGCTGGTGCAAAATCTGCTGGGTATAATCTCGGTACAGATGTTGCTCCAATCGATCAGGCAACCCCTGCGAACGTCTTGAAGGGCATACTAGCTATGTCAGCAACACTAGACGAGCAAAACGTACCTGAAGACGGAAGATGGTTAATTATATCTCCGTATGACCGTCAGTTACTGATGCAAACAGATATTGCTCAAGCATACTTCACTGGAGATGCAGCGAGTACTGTTCGTACTGGTAAAATCGGAATGCTTGATAGATTTACTGTTTACGTGTCTAACCTGTTGCCAAAAGGGCAAGCAGCTAAAGCACTTGTTGCAGGTCTTTCAGCAACTAGTTCTGGCGCCACAGTTT